TTGTAGCATTCCGCTGGAGAGCGGTCTATAAATACTACTATTTTATTATACGAGGTGATACACATGAGTCAGACGTTAGCCCGCAGAGCCCGCATCAAAGACCTTTCCAACAAGGCCGAGGGCATTTTCCAGTACGTCGGGAACGACAATGTGCTGTTCCGACTCATCAGCACCGGCAACAAGCTCACCAGCGACGTCAACTATGCTGTGGCTCTGTTCACCGGCTTCGCCCGCAGCCATCAGCTGGGCAGTCAGGAGACCCGCCGCACAATCGACTCGATTTATCGCCGGGTCGGTGAGCTCATGTGCCTCATCGACATCGTTCATGCCGCTGCCGGCGAAGAAATCATGCCTGAGCCGTATGAATCCATAGATTTTTGTTACATGACCGAGTACCGCACCATGCTACGGGAGGCCGTCATTCGTGGGATGCCGGACAACTACAAAGGCCCGGCGCAGAACCCCTACACTGTCAGCCTTGTGCAGCCGGGCGTTGGCCACGGTAATGGTTACACACTGGACGAGTACGATGACGATTTCTTCGCCCGATTTACTCGCAGAGAAGAGCCGCGTGACCGGAAGCTCGTCTTCCGCTGCACTAAATCCGAGCTTGACGCCATCAAGCGTTACGCCAATATCATCGATATTAAATTTACCGAGGAGGAAATTCATCATGCCTGAGAAAAACCAGACCCCTATCGAGATGCTCGACCAGAATGCAGCTGTCGTCCAGAGTGCAGAGGTGCCTGCGCCTGCAGCACCTATCCAGCTGCAGCAGCGTCAGAGCTACGCCGAGAAGGTGCAGGGCCTGACCATTGACGAGCGCAACTGGATGCTTGCAAAGTCCAAAGCCGCCGCGATGGCACAGCTGCCCGAAGGTTTTCTGCCTCAGACCTACACTGGCAATCCCGGCGCGTGTGCCATCGCCTGCGAGATGGCCCTGCGCATGGGCGTCTCGCACCTTTTCGTCATGCAGAACCTTTACGTCGTCCATGGTATGCCCACATGGAGCGGCAAGAGCTGCAAGGCCCTCATCGACAACAGCGGCCAGTTTGCGGGCCGCACCCGCTACCGCATGGAGGGCGAAGAAGGCACCGACAACTGGGGCTGCCGCCTGATCGGCGTGGACAAGCTCACCGGCGAAAAGGTCGAAGGTCCGAAAGTCACGGTCAAGATGGCAAAGGATGCCGGGTGGTGGAACAAGAATGGCAGCTACTGGCCCAAAATGACCGAAATGATGCTCAAGTACCGCGCCGCCGCTTACTTTGCCCGCGCCGAGTGTCCGGAGGTCCTGATGGGCGCCAACATCGACTACGAGGTAGGCGCTGGCGACGCCGAGGAAGAGGGTGCGGCCCATGCTTAATGTTGTTGCATTGATGGGCCGTCTGGTCTACGACCCGGAGCTCAAGACCACCCAGAACGGCACCAACGTGTGCAGATTCCGCATCGCGGTTGACCGCAGCTTTGCCCGGCAGGGCGAAGAGCGCAAGGCCGATTTTATCGACGTCACCGCGTGGCGGCAGACCGCCGAGTTCGTCTGTAAGTATTTCCAGAAGGGCAGCATGATCGCCATCGAAGGCAGCTTGCAGACCCGTCAGTACCAGGACAAGAACGGCAACAACCGCACAGCTACCGAGGTTCTTGCGTCGCAGGTGAGCTTTTGCGGCGGAAAGGCCGCAGAGAAGCCCGCTGTGCACGATTTCGAACAGCAAACAGAAAATCATGTGCGCGAAGCAAACGCCGCTCACAGCACCTCGCAGAAGCCTCAAAGCGTACCGGAGTATTCGCAGGGCAGCGCAGACGACTTCTCGGTCATCGACGACAGCGAAGACCTCCCGTTCTAAGCCGAGAGCTGTGCTATCTGGCTATACGGGCGCGCAAAGGAGGTGATTGAGTGGCACAGGACGATAAAAAGTCATTTGTGGCGTATCTGAGCTGGTTCGACGCGCTGGAAGAATACTCCGACGCAGAGGTTGGGCAGTTGATGCGAGCTCTTGCACGGTATGCCAAAACCGGAGAAGAGCCCGAATTTTTAGACCGCGGGATGCGGGGCAACTGGAAATTTATGTGCAGCGACGTAAAACGGGCGTCTGAAAAATGGGATGAAACCCGCAAGAAACGCAGCAACGCCGGAAAACGCGGTATGGCAAAGCGCTGGGGAAAGCCTGAAGACATAACAAAAATAACAAACGATAACAATGTTAATGACGACATAACAAAAATAACTGTAGATGTAGATGTAAATGGAGATGTAGATGTAGATGGGGATGTAGATGTTGTAAAGCGCGATAACACCGCCGCCGTTGATATGGAGTTATCAAAAATCGTCCAGCATTACCAACGTGCTATCGGCGACTTCCCGCGTTCGGCGCTGGAAAAACTGCAAAAATGGCGGCAGGAGTACAGCACGGAGATGATTTTGCTGGCGATCGACAAGGCCGCAGAAGCTGGCAAGCGGTCGTGGAACTACATCAACGGCATCCTGTCTGGCTGGCAGCGGGACGGGATACGCACCCCGGGGGACGTGGCAGCGAATGAGCAGCGCCGACAAGAGCAGCCTCGCGGGAAGCAAGCCACAGAAAGCACCGCAGAAGCATACGCAAATATTTTCAAGGGGGTGAAACCGTGACAGTGGAGATGATGACAAAGCTCCTTGCGGACGCTGAGGCTTATTTTGGACGGCCTCAGACCGCAGAGAACCGCGCAAGTATCGCGGAGATCTGGGCGAACTCATCGCTCAAGGATGTGCCGGATGAGATGGCCTACAAGACATTCCACGAGGTGATTTCGGAGTGCAGCTGGCAGAGCCAGCTTCTCCCGGCGTGGAAAAAGGCCGTCGAAAAGGCCCAGGGTGAGCAGATGCTGGCGAAGCACTGCCTTGCTGCCCGCACCCGGATGCTCAAGTCCAAGGCAGAAAGAAAGCTTCTCGGGCAGGAAAACCAGAACGGAGGACGAAAATGCCTAGATACAAAGTCATTGTAGAGTGCAGCGGCCCGCACGGGAACGCGGCGCTTACATACCGCATCAATACCGCAAGCCGGTTTGCGGCAGAGTTCCGGGCCTGCCAGCTGGCGGGCGACCATTACCCCGAGTATCGGGACATCAAACCGGTGAGAACGGAGGTGCTGAAAAATGGCTAAAATCATAGACCATCTTTCGCAGGGCGAAATTCTCGCCCAGATGGCAGAAGAGCTGGCAGAGGCCGCACAGGCGGCGCTCAAGCTGCGCCGGGCGCTGGATGACTCAAACCCGACTCCCAAGACTATCCCCGAATGCTGGGAGTCGCTGGAAGAAGAAATCGGCGATGTCATGAACTGCATTGACGCACTTTTGCTGGAAGACAATCTGAACTACCACTCATTTATGAGCAAGTGCGGCGAAAAGGCAGAGCCCAAAATGAGCCGTTGGAAGCAACGGTTGGAAGCGAGGTACGCGAAAAATGACGATGACTCCGTGTAAAGACTGCCCTGCACGGCACCCGGTATGCCACGACACATGCCCCAAGTACGCCGAGTTCAAGCGCCAGCGCGGCGCAGAAGCCGCTTACACCCGAGAGATGCTGGACACAGGCAAGGTCTACCACTACGACCACGAAGACCGCCACCGGGAACGTGGACGCAAGAAGTACATGGGAGCGAACGGAGGAGCGGACAGATGAAAGTGCTTATTGCCTGCGAGGAATCGCAGGAAGTTTGCAAAGCGTTTCGGGCAAAAGGCCACGAAGCCTACTCCTGCGATATTCAGGAGCCGTCCGGCGGACATCCTGAGTGGCACATTCTCGGGGATGCGCTCAAGGCCATTGAGGGTGGGCAAATCGTAACGATGGACGGCGTGGCGCATGAAGTCGGAAAGTGGGATTTGCTCATTGCACACCCGCCCTGCACTTATCTAAGCAACGCCGGAGCAAGGCATCTTTGGAAAGGGCATGAGCTTCAGGCAGACCGTGTGATGCTTGGCATTCAAGGCCGAGACCTGTTCATGCGTTTCTGGTGGGCAGATGTTCCACGGATTTGCATAGAGAACCCAGTGCCAAGCCGGGTATTCTGCCTGCCGAAGTATGCGCAGAGCGTTCAGCCGTATCAGTTTGGTCACCCATACACCAAAAAAAACCTGTCTTTGGCTCAAGGGTCTGCCGCCGTTGACCCCAATTAACATTGTAGAGCCTGTTGCTACATGGTGTCCGTCCGGCTCGTATAGTCATAAACACGATGCAAAAAATAAGGGAATGTTTACGACTGATCGGGCGAAGAACAGAGCCAAAACATTTCCGGGAATCGCAAAGGCAATGGCTGAACAGTGGGGGTAAGCAGATGAAACCGAAAACGAAATCCGAGCTGATGGCCGAATGGGCCAGCCAGCCCGACCAGCTCAAAAGAGAGCGGGAGGTAAAGGCCATCCGCAAGGCGATGGACGATGCCCGCGCCGTGATGCAAGACGGTCTGACCCGGTACGTCAAGAAAAAGACCAAAGCCCGTAGCATGGCAAAGGCTGAAGCTGACCCCTTTGCTGAACTGGAAGGCTGGGAAAGCATGGAGCAGATCCAGGATGCCTACGGCTACGGCGAGATCACCGCCGACAGGCGGGACAAACTCACCGACCTGTGGGAAGCCCGGGAAGCTGCCAGGAGCAGCCGCAAGGGCGCGGACAAGTACCACGACCTTGTGACGGAGATGTTGGAAACCGCCATCCGCCGGGTGGGCAATGAGTACGCAGATATGCTATTTGAGTATGACCAGCAGCGCAGGGAAGCTGAAAAGCAGTGCGAGCAGCTGGCAATGGAAGGGATGATGAAAAAATGAAAGCTGTTCTGATAAGCATCAAACCCAACTGGTGCAAGTGGATTTTGAGCGGAAAGAAAACCCTTGAGGTACGAAGAACCCGCCCAAAACTTGACACACCGTTCAAGGTATACATCTACTGCACCCGTTCATATGACTGGCGCATGAAATTGCCCAAAATCGGGATGGAGAAGATGAACGGCAAGGTGATTGGCGAGTTTGTCTGTGATTCCATTGAAGAGGTCGATATTTCATATCCGGCATATCAGGACAGACTGGGTGAACGTTTTACAAAAGATTCATGTGTGCCATATTTCCAACTGCACCGTTACGCATCCAAAAACAGACTTCATGACAATCTGTTTTTCTGGCACATTTCAGAACTTAAATTTTACGATAAGCCTGTGAAGCTTAAAGATTTTTGGGCGATACAACCCTGTACGCATCGCGGAGACTGCTGCACCTGCCGCAGATGGGATGCAAAAAAGCTGATTTGCCGTGGAGAAGCGTTCGGGATCGAACGTCCGCCGCAAAGCTGGTACTATGTGGAGGATGGCAGATGAAACTGACCCTCTACGGTGACCCGCGCACCAAGAAAAACTCTGCCCGCATCCTCAAAAGCCGCTCAGGCGGGCGCTTCGTGGCCCCTAGCAAAGCCTACGTGAATTATGAGACGGACTGCCTGCGGCAAATTAAAAGGCCGCGCAGCCCCATCTCTGCCCGTGTAAACGTGCGGTGCGTATACTACATGAAGACCGCCCGCCGGGTCGATCTGGCAAACCTCATCGAGGCGACTACAGACATTCTGGTGAAAGCCCGCGTGCTGGAGGACGACAACAGTAAGATCGTCGCCGCCCACGATGGCAGCCGGGTGGACTACGACAAGCAAAACCCCAGAGTGGAGATCTGGATCGAGGAAATGGAGGGATGATATGGACTTGCCAAACAAAAAGTACTCCGTCATATACGCAGATCCACCGTGGAACTATCTGCAAAAAGGAGCGGCTGGTAAAAAACAAGGGTACGCAGCCCAGCATTACAAAACTATGACCACCGATGATATTTGCGCTCTGCCTGTCCAACAGCTTGCGGGGGGTGGATGCCTATTATTCATGTGGGCAACATTTCCCACACTCCCGGATGCACTTCTAGTTATGGATGCTTGGGGGTTCACTTACAAAACCGCTGCTTTTGTTTGGGTGAAAAAATACAAATGCGGAAAAAACTTCGTTGGGATGGGTGCGTACACCAGAGCAAACGCAGAAATTTGTCTGTTGGGTGTGTCGCATGACTTTTGCGCAAAAAAGCAGATAAAAAGCCACTCCGTGCGGCAGGTTATTGAGGAACCTATCCAAGCGCACAGCGTAAAACCAGAAGAAACACGGCGGCGCATTGTTGATTTGCTGGGGGATGTGCCACGCATTGAACTTTTTGCCCGTCAACGTGTGCCTGGTTGGGATGCGTGGGGCGACGAAATCGAAGAAAAGGAGGAACTCAGATGACCCAAAAGTGGACGCTTGAAACTGACACACCAAAGCCTGACAGCGGCGTGGATTACCGCACCGTCAAGGCGTGGTTTCAGCAGTGCCGGGACCTTGCGGCAGCTATCGAAATCCAGAAGCAAAAAATACAGCGCATCCGGGACGTGGCCGAAAAATGCACCCAGAGCCTGAGCGGGATGCCTGCAGGTGGTGGCAATGGGGACAAGGTGGGCTTTGCTGTAGAGCAGCTGGACACCGAACGCCGACAGCTTCAGAGGATGGAGACGGATCTGTGCAATTTGCGTGTCGAGGCCACCCGGCGGGCATACTGCCTGATAGCCGAGCCGGAATGCGCCGAAGCGATTTGCGAGCACTATGTCATAGGCAAGTCTCACAAAGAAATCGCAAAAGAAGTCGGCGTGTGCGGGGCAGATGTGGTCTACCGGCGAATCAAACGCGGATGCATGGCCCTGGCCGAGATATGGGACGAGTTTTCTGACGTGCAAAGTGTACAACATGCACAAGAAAACACAGCGTGATTTTGGAAGGGGTCAGCTCTTTTCAAGTCTGTAAGCTTAGATGTAAAATTCTAATAAGCGGTTCAGCGCTAAGCGGTAGCCGCTTGCCACGCAGCCCCCCAAAACGGTTCCTTCCTTGTGACAGGTTTTCATGCTTTCCTGTTCTCCTTCACCGTTTTGCGGGCTGCTTCTATGCGAGGTTTGGGAAGCCACATAACAGGGCTAGCAGTTTTGTGGAACGGTTCGACTCCGTAACCTCGCACCGTATGACGCATGGACTCATCCCCCACAAAGCTGCACGCTTAACCTCCCGTGCCACGAGAGAAAGCTTTGAATCCCTGAGGGTGTGGGTAGACTTCCCGATGGGATGTGCGTCAAACAACAGCCCTGGCGGAGAACCAGGGCTGTTTTATATGGCCGCCTGAGCGCAGTACGGAGCGCGTGTCAGCTGAGATATTGCTGGCTGGTTCGAGTCCAAGGGCGGTGTTTTATACTCCGGTAGCTCAAGTGGTAGAGCGGCGGTCTCCAAAACCGCATGTTGCAGGTTCGAGTCCTGCCGGGAGTGCTTGCATGATCTGACGAGAGCGGGGAGTGCAATAGCGGGGCATCCGGCCGCGAAAGTTCCGGGCGCAGAGGCTTTGCACCCGACAAGCAAGGCCTCTTATTTTGATATTCTGACCGTTCGGATTTTCCGGGCGGTTTTTCTTTTGCATGAGTTTAGAGAGGTGGTGGCGGTGGGCGCACGGCGGCTGACAGATAAGCAAAAAAAGAAGATCGTTGCGGACTATGTGCAGCTCCAGAGCTACCGTGCAACCGCAAAGCTGAATGATGTTTCAGACGCGACCGTTAAGAAAGTCGTAAAGGAAGACCCGGAGAGTGCGCGCTTGTGCGCACAAAAAAAGCGGGAAAACTCGAAGGACATGCTTTCTTACATGGAGAGCAAGCAAGGAGAAGCACAAGAGCTTCTCGGGCTGTACCTGAAAGCGATGGCTGACCCAGACAAGATCGCGGAAGCAACACTGCCACAGCTGTCCACGGCGTTCGGCACCATCGTGGACAAGTTTGCTATGCTGGGAGACCAGAGCGGCATAGAAGTCCCGGACGATGGCCTGCTTGAGGCCCTGAACGCTGCCGCAGACATCAGCCCGCCGGACGACGTGGATATGCTGCCAGAGGAAGAGGACGACAATGCGGAAAAGTAACGGTTTTCGCTGGAAAGCCCTCAGCCAGCGGCAAAAGCAGGTCCTGAGCTGGTGGACGCCGCAGAGCGCATACAGCGGCTACAACGGCATCATTGCCGATGGCGCCATCCGTTCGGGCAAGACCTTTGCCATGAGCTTTTCTTTTGTCCAATGGGCCATGACCTGCTACAGCGGGCAGCAGTTTGCCATGTGCGGCAAAACTATTGCCAGCTTCCGGCGCAACGTGCTTGGTACGCTCAAGCAGCAGCTTGCGGCCCGTGGCTACAACGTCAAGGAGCATCGGGCAGAAAACTGCATGACCGTCAGCAAGGGCGGCAGAACCAACGAGTTTTACTTTTTCGGCGGCAAGGACGAGAGCAGCCAAGACCTGATCCAGGGCATCACGCTGGCTGGGGCGTTCTTTGACGAGGTGGCTTTGATGCCGCAGAGCTTCGTCAATCAGGCCACGGCCCGATGCTCCGTCACCGGGTCAAAGTTCTGGTTCAACTGCAACCCGGGCAGCCCGCAGCACTGGTTCTATCTGGAGTGGGTGCGGAAATGCCGCTCCCGCAAGATGATGTATCTCCACTTTACGATGGATGACAACTTGTCGCTTTCCGAGGACATCAAGGCCAGATACCGCAGCCAGTACAGCGGAGTTTTCTACCAGCGCTACATTCTGGGACTGTGGACGGTGGCAGAGGGCCTTGTCTACGATATGTTCGACCCGAAAAAACACGTCATTGACGTGCTGCCCGAGCTGTCCCCGAAGAGCGCCTATGTGGCGTGTGACTTCGGTACTCAGAACGCAACGGTGTTCCTGCTGCTCCAAAAACAGGCAGATGTGGACCGCTGGATCGTCACCCGGGAGTATTACTACAGCGGGCGAGAGCAGAAGCGGCAAAAGACCGTGGGAGAGTACGTCACAGATCTCAAAGCGTGGCTGGACGGCCTGAAGCCGGAGCGGATCATCGTAGACCCCTCGGCCCTGCCCCTGATCACAGAACTGCGCAAGAATGGCTTTACCCAGAGCCCGGCAAACAACGACGTCCTGAGCGGCATTCTGGACGTTCAGACCATGCTGCAGACCGGGCGGCTAAAGATCTACAAAGACTGCAAGCACACGCTGGAAGAGTTCGGCGTGTACGCTTGGGATCCGGATAAAGACGACACCGTGCTGAAGGTCAACGACCACTGCATGGACGCTATCCGTTATTTCGTGCGCACAAAGCGCCTTGTGAAACTGAGGGATTAATTTTGAGCACTGTATACACATTCCAGACTTTCCAGCAGGCGCAAGCCGCCGGGGAACAGCCTGATTTCATCCGGCGCTTCGTGCAGCAGCACTGCGCTTCCAAGCCCTACAAGATGGCTCTGGACGCCGACCTGTACGATGCCCAGAAAAACCCGGGGGCTGAACGCTTCGCGCAGGCTTACGCTTTGATGCTGAAACGCCTGTCCAAAAACACAAAGCAGGATGTCCTGCACCCCGATATGGTCAAGAGTAATCTTTTCCGGCGGCTCAACAAGCAGCGGGCGACCTACTCCCTCGGCAACGGCGTGGTCTTTGCGGACGATGGCGTGGACAAGGGCAAGCTTGGGCAGAACTTTGACGAGCAGATCCAGAAAGCCGGATATTTCGCCCTGATCCACGGTGAGAGCTTCGGATTCTGGAACAACGACCATCTGGTGATTTTCAAGCTGACCGAGTTCGCACCCCTGTACGATGAAAAGACAGGCCTTTTGCAGGCGGGTGTACGCTTCTGGCGGCTGAATCCTGACACGGATATGCACTATATCCTGTACGAGCTGGACGGCTTTACCGAGTATACGGAAAGCAAAATCGGCAATGTGATGCAGGAGACAACACCGAAGCAGGCATACAAGAGCGTTACCGTTACCACACCCGGCGGCGGGCTGGAAAGCGTGGAGGGCGAAAACTACAGCGCTCTTCCCATTGTGCCGCTGCGGGGATCCGACCTGCACCAGAGCACCCTTGTGGGGCTGAAAGCCTACATTGACAACACCGATCTGGTGATGTCCGGCTTCTGCAATGACTTGCAGGACTTTTCGCAGATCTACTGGCTGTGCGAAAACTTCAACGGCATGACCGATGACGAGCTGCAAGAGTTCCTTGTCAAGCTGAATCTGTACCACATTGCAGGCGCAGACACCAGCGAGGGCGGCAAGATCACCCCCTACACCACCGAGATCCCTGTGACGGCCCGGCAGGCTCTTTTGGAGCTGCTCCACACCCGGGTGTATGAGGACTTCGGCGGTCTGGATGTGCACTGCGTCAGCGCGGACAGTACCAACGACCATCTGGATGCGGCCTATGAACCGCTGAACCAGAACGCGGACGACTTCGAGGCGCAGGTCAAGCCGTTCATCCGGCAGATCTGCGCACTGGCCGGCTTCGAAAACGCTATGCCGACATTTAACCGCAGCAAGATCACCAACACCGCCGAGCAGGTCAGCATGGTCATTTCCGAGGCAACCATCATCGGTCAGGACATGGCCATTGACCTGCTGCCCAACCTGACCCCGGAACAAAAGGAGCAGGCCAAGGCCGCGCTGATGGCTGAGAGCGCAGAGCGGGAGACCGTGGACGAGGAGGAAGACACCGATGAAAAAACCCGGCAAAATTTATGATCTTCTGGGAAGATTGATCGATGTGATGCTTTTTGTCGCTGATTTTGCTATTGTGGCTGGTTGCTTTCTGGCCGTTGCGCAGGCGATTGGCTTATGACCGACCGTGACCGCATTTCCACCCGGCAGCTGAACCGCCTGCGCCGCCGTATCCTCCGGGTGTACGGAACTGCTCGCCGGGAAATGCAGAAGCAGCTGACCGAGTTTCTGGAAAAGTACCGAGCTTTGGACGAGCGCAAGCGGGCGCAGATGGCTGCAGGCGAGATCACCGAGGACGATTACCGCATCTGGTTGCAAAATCAGGTCTTTCAGTCCGATTTGATGCACGCCAAGCTGGACGGCATCACGCAGACCTGCACCACAGCCCAACAGACGGCCTACAAGCTGGCCCGGGACGAGCAATACAACATCTTTTCCTTTGGCGCAAACTGGGCTTTCTACGAGCTGGAACAGGCCGCAGGCGTGACGTTCGGGCTGACCCTGTACAACACCGAGGCGGTCAAGCTCCTGCTGAAGGAGAACCCCAAGCTGGTGCCAAACAAGCGCATCAAGAGCGAAAGCAACCGCACCTATGATGCCCGGGTATTCAATCGCTATGTCATGCAGGGCATCGTGCAGGGCAAAAGCGTCCACGACATCGCCGTGCAGGCCGTAAACGGCATGGCAGACACAGAGATCCACTGGGCTATGAACAACGCCATCACGGCGCTCACAGGCGCCCAGAACGCCGGGACATTGCAGCAGATGCGCAACGCCCAGACTCTTGGCATCGAGGTCAAAAAGCGGTGGAACTCCACCCACGACTACCGCACTCGTGAGACCCACCGCCTGCTGGATCAGCAGACAGCAGAGCTTGACGAGCCGTTCAAGGTCATGGGCTATGAGATACAGCACCCCGGTGACCCAAACGCGGCCCCGGAGATGGTTTACCACTGCCGCTGTGTGCTGTCCTCTGCGCTGGGCAAGTACCCCCGGCAGAACGCCATGCAGCGAGACAATGTGACCAAAGAGACCACCCCCGTCATGGATTACACCGAGTGGTATAAATCCAAAGGCGGCACCGAAGCTGAACAGATGTGGTGGGCAAAAGAGCGAAAGAGAAAGAAGGGATGAGACATGATTCTGCCAATGGAAAACACCGAGAAAATGATTTTTCCGGGCGTGGGCAAGTATGGCATCCCTGAAATCAAGCCGGAAACAGACATCCGCATTGACAAGCTGGAATGGATTCCGGTCAATTATGCGCTGACAGCCAAAGACAAGGCTACAAAAGGCGTGCACTTTTACAAGGACGACTACCAGTTTGAACGGTTCTGGAACAACCCGGACAAGTATATTCCTCTGTTGCAACAGTTCGGGGCTGTGTGCTCCCCGGACTTTTCTCTTTACAGCGATATGCCGCTTGCAGTGCAACTTTTCATGCACTACAAAAAGCACTGGTTGGCGGCTTACTGGCAAATGCACGGAATCCACGTCATTCCAACGCTCTGCTGGTGCGGCGAGCAAAGCTATGATTGGTGTTTTGACGGAGAACCGACAAACAGCATTGTGAGTATTTCCAGCCACGGCACACAATCTGACCCATACGAAGCAGAGTGCTTTGCCAAACACTGCCGCAAGGCGCTGGAAGTGACACAACCAAGCGGTATTTTGTGGTACGGAAAGTGCCCGGCGGAGTTCGACTGGAACGTGACCAAAATCAAGCCATTTCAATACGAAAGGAGGCACTACCGTGAGTAAAAGAGGTTCGGGCAGCTCCGCGAAAGCGGGCAACGGAGGGATGGCTGCTTTTAACGCAGCGTCGCTGCCGATTAAGGGCAGCGAAAAACAGGTTGCTTGGGCGCAAGATATTATTCAGAGCTCTTTTGATACGATTGATGCAAATATTAAGCGCATGGAAGAGCAGAACAAAAAAGAGATTGCAGATTTCAAGCAAAGGCATCCGAGCAGCAAAATGACGGCTGAGCTCAAAAGCAGAATTACTGCGGACAATGACGCTTGGATTGCGGCTGCAAAAGAATACCGGAGCGCCAGCGCTCAAAACTTTTCCAAAATGAACGAAATCCCGGCAAAACAGGTCATTGACAGCAGATATAACTTCTCCGGCGAGGTGATTTTAAGAAGCATCAATTACAACGCAGAACAAAAAAAGCGTAAGAAATAACCATGAAATTTAACTACGACATAAAATTCACCGACAACACCCCGCAGCTGCATGAGGCTCTGGATTCATGGGCGGAGCGAGTGCTGACCATCTGGGGCATGAAGGTGCAGGACTACGCCCAGCTGCTTGTGCCTACAGGCACGGCAGACAGCACGGGCATAGAGGGCTATGTGGGCGGTGCGCTCAAGCAAAGCCTGACCTACGCCGTAGACCTTGCCAAAAAGACCGTGACCATCGGGTCGAACCTGTTTTACAGCGTCTATGTGGAGCTGGGAACGGGCATCTTTGCCGAGAAGGGCAACGGACGCAAAACGCCGTGGGTCTGGAAGGACTTCAACGGCAAGTGGCACTTTACCCGGGGCATGGATCCCCGTCCGTTCCTCCGCCCGGCGGTGGAAGATCACGTTGATGAGCTGCGGCAGATCGCCGTGGAGGAAGGAAACAAGGAGGTATAAGCATGGCCAAAAGCGAAACTTGGAACGAACAGCTTCAAGCCGCTATAAAAGCACAAGAAAACGCCGAAAAAATCAAAGATTTGTTTGCGGCTGGTGCTCAGGCACGTAAAGCGCTTCAGGAGATGTGTGATAACGCATACGGCGAGGGTAAAGCCAAAATTTCTGTTTTGGTCTATGTTCCGGCTGAAGCACAGGACTATCCTACAGACACAGACTGTGAATTTTCGCTCTAAAACTAAACACTCAGCGGTTGGCGCACAGCGTCAGCCGCTTTTTTATGCCGCTTTAGCTCAGTCTGGCAGAGCACCGGACTTTTAATCCGGGGGCCGTGGGTTCAAGCCCCACAGGCGGCACCACGCCGGCAGCACGTCCGGCAAATAACCTATTGCCAAGCATGGCAGCCCGAGCATGGGCAGAAAGGACTATCACATGGCACTCAAAAGAGCTGACATCCGCACGATTCTGGAGAACACCGAAACCTCCAACGATGACAAGGCGAAAGCCATTCTGGACGCCCTGCACAAGGAAACGGACGAGCTCAAAGACCAGCTGGATGCAGAAAAAACAGCCCGCACACAGGCCGAGAAAGAGCGGGACGAGGCCAACGGCGGCAAGCAGGCCGCAGAAAAGGCTTTGACCGACTACAAGGCCCAGCAGACCCAGAAGGACACCCACGCAGCCAAGGAAGCCAAATTCCGGGAGCTGCTGAAGACCGCCGGGGTGCTGGACAAGTACGCAGACCGCGTTGTGCGGCTGTCCGGCGAGGACATCGACAAGCTGGAGCTGGACGAAAAGGGCAACGTCAAGGACGCCAAGAAGCACACCGACAGCCTGAAAGCTGATTGGGGCGACTTTGTGGCTACGACCACGATCACCGGCGCGAAGGTGGACAACCCGCCCACCAACACCGGCTCCAAAATGACCAAAGACCAAATTTTTGCAATCAAGGATTCTACCGAACGGCAGGCCGCGATTGCAGCAAATATCGACCTGTTCAATGGGACAGGCGATGGAAAGGACTAACTTATGCCTGCAAAAACTAATACTGTGATGGCCGCTGACATTCAGACCACTGCACGCGAGATCGACTTCGTGACCCGCTTCGGCCGCAACTGGGAACATCTGCGCGACATTATGGGCGTATCCCGCAAGATTGAGATGCTTCCCAACACGGTGCTGAAGAGCAAGTATGCACAGGGTACCCTGCAGGACGGAAAAGTTGGCGAGGGCGAGGAGATCCCCTACAGCAAGTATACCGTCAAGACCAAGGACTATGAGAAAATCACCCTCGAAAAGTGGGCCAAGGGTACGACCGCAGAAGCCATCCTTGAGGATGGTTACGAGAACGCTGTTCAGATGACCGATGAGGAGATGCTGAACGACCTGACCGCCGATGTGGCCGGACGTTTCTACAAGTACCTCAATACCGGCACACTGAAGGGCACTTCCAAGACCTTTCAGGAAGCAATGGCAATGGCAAAAGGCCGCGTCCTGAACAAGTTCAAGACCATGCACCGTACTGCTACCGACGTTGTGGCGTTCGTGAATGTTTTGGACGTGTACGAGTACCTGGGAACCAGTGCTGTCATCAACGAGCAGAGTGAGTTCGGTTTCAATTACATCAAAAACTTCATGGGGTATAAGACCGTTTTCCTGCTGGCAGAAACCGAGATTGCACGCGGTAAGGTGATCGCAACTCCTGCGGACAATATCGTTCTGTATTACGTCAATCCTACCAACTCCGACTGGGCTCGTGCTGGCTTCCGCCTTACCACGGACAGCAACACCGGCATCGTGGGCGTGAACACCCGCCCCGACTATGGCACCTTTGTCACTGTCATCACTGCGGTCATGGGCATGACCCTGTTTGCCGAATACATCGACGGCATCGCGGTCGAGACCATTACCCCGGGCGAATCGGTCTGATCTGCAAGGGGGTGACTTTGTATGACCGTCCCTGAGCTGTGCGTTTACACGCACAATTTTTTTGACCGGGCGGACGACCCCATTGCCGGGGAGTTTGCCTTTGAGCCGGACACCGTGCCCGCCGGGGTAGTCCCGGGGCAGTACTTCCTTGTGTGCGGCTCCATCTTCAACGATGGCGTGCACAAGGCCGGGGACGGCGATATGACCGCCGAGACGTTCGCCGGGACGGTGCAGCCCATGCGGGTGCCGCCTGCCTTTGTGGCGCTGGCTGAAAAAATCGACGCATACGATAAGGCGCTGCCGTCCGGCGGAGTGTATGTGTCCCAGTCCTTTGCCGGGTGGTCCGGCACGATGGCTACAGGCGCGGACGGGCTGCCCGCTGACGGTAAGGCCCGCTACAAATCCGAGATCAACCAGTGGAGGAAGATGTGACATGGTCAATCCGTTCACTGCATCCACCGTGATGCAGAGCTTTACCCAAAAATTCTGCTTCCAGACCCGCAGCTATGAGCCGGATGGCGTCGGCGGCCTTGTGTCCGGCTGGACGGACGGCCCGGAATTTGAGGCCGTAGAGCGCCACGACATCACCGTGGAGGCTCAGGTTGCAGAGCAGGCGGCTACAGCGTCCACCTATACGCTGCTGGTCAACACCGGTGTGCCTCTGGCTTTCCCGGACTACATCAAGCGGGTGAGCGACGGGCAGACCTTTCAGGTGACGAGTGCAGCCGATGAGGGCAACGCCCCGGCAGAATCCGGCATGGGTCTGCGGGCCGTGAAGTGCAAAAAGGCGGTGCTGCCGTAATGGGACCGTCTGAGAGCATTAACCGGGCGCTGAACGCCTTTTTTAACGGCTTTGGTATCCCCGGCTATCTGGAAGATAACATCCCTCCCGGTGCAGAACTGCCGTATCTGACCTATCATCCGACAATTCCCGGCGGCTGGAATGAGTCCGGCACCTTCCACGCCCGGCTTTGGTACCCGAGTGCCAAAGGCCGGACGCCTATTTTACAGACCGAAGACAAGATAAGCGCGGCCCTTGCAGATGGTTTGACCATCGAATGCGGGGGCGGCGCTATTCTTTTGCGCAAAGGCAGCCCGTGGGCGCAGCCGCTCGACAACCCGCCCGAGGGCTATCTGTGCGAATACCTCAATTTTGAGCTTACACGGCTTATCCCGTGAGAAAGGATCCTTTATGCCTGAAACTCTGGCAAAAAAGTTCGCGGTCAATGTGCTGACCCCGGATGCGTTCAAAAGCATCCCGAAAGGCTCCGGCAATCTGCTTTCCACATTTGATCTTTCCGCTCCCAAAATCGACAGCACCAATGTCGTATGTGCCACGCAGGGCGGCGTGACCATCTCCTACAGCAACAGCATGGAGGATACGCTGGCCGACATCGACAACGCACCCACCAACACCAAGCAGGGCAATGAGGTCACCGGAACAACCGCCACCATCGCCTTTACCACTCCCAACGCAAGCCCCGACGTGCTCAAGCTGGCCATCGGCACGGCTGACATCGATGCAGACGACCCCACCCATGTGGTCCCCCGCATCGAGGCTGCCCTGAAGGACTACAGGGAGCTGTACTGGGTTGGCCCTATGATCGGCGGCGGCTTTCTGGTTTGCAAAATTTTCAATGCCCTTTCTTCCGGCGGCCTGAGCCTCAAGACGGCTCACCGCGGCGGCGGCTCCATGCAGATCACTCTCACCGGCTACGCCGACCTGGAAAATCCCACTCAGGCCCCCATGGAATTTTACTCGATCGTCAAGGCCCCGATCGGGGACTAAGGAGGACATATGCGCAATATCATCGATCTCGACGGCACCGAATACCTCAAGCGCACCTATGAGTGTGCGCAGGCTTATAAAAAGTACGTGGCAGACTCCGGCGTAATGGACATTCTGGGCCGCGAGCCGGAACTGACCGGCACGGAGACGGACGCAGAGCGTCTGGAAAAGCGCCGGGCGCAGGCTGACAAAAACGCCGTGGACATGACCAAGCTGCTTTACACGGACAAGGCAGACCTCACCCTCGGCATCCTGCCCCTGTTCGTGGTGCTGGACAAGGACGAGGAGCAGCCGCCTACCCGGGTGCTGGCCTCTGCCATGAGCCGGGCGCTCCGGGATGTGGATTTCATGGATTTTTTTCAGTCCTTGATGTGATCGGCGCGGACGGCTACCGGCGGCTGGTATCCACCATCCGGCTGGATATGCTCCGGCTGCTGGGCAAGCCGTACATCATGGAGCATATCCGCGCCGAGGTGCGCAGGCATCAGGAGGCGCAGCTTTTCCGGGACTATGTGGCCGACGCCATCGGGCAGTATCTCGGCATCCAGCCCCTTTACTCCGGGCTTGCATCCAAGCATTTCCCCCTGCTGCACACCAAAGAAGACATCCGCACGGCGGAGCAGATCACCGCCGACAATGCAAAAGCTCTGGCGGAGCTGTGCGGAGGAGGTGAAACGCCCTGAACATATTTAATCTGGAAGCGACTCTGTCGCTGGATGATTCCGCCTACCGGCAGGGCATCCAAAATGTGCAATCCGAGACGAAAAAGACCGTTTCTTCGCTGTCAGGAGAGTATAGCAAGGCCGCAAAGGCCGTAGTGGAGCTGACCAGACGTTACAACGAATCGGTGGGCAAGACCGGCAAAGCATCCTCTGAGACCAAAAACCTCAAGACCATGTTGGCACAGGCAGAAGCGCAGCTCAGGGCAACCACGACCGCGCTGAAAGCCGCAAACAACGGCATGGATGACTTTGCCAGCTCTACGGATAAAGCGTCCAGCAAGTCTCTGGCCGGTGCCATTGCGCAGGGCACGGTCATGGCGGGCATTTTCTCGAAGCTTTACGCCGCTGCACTCAGTGCCGCAGAGGGGTTCATCGCTTCCGGCATCGAGTACAACGCCCAGCTGGAAAGCTACACCACCGGCTTTACCAACATGCTGGGCAGCGCTGAGGCGGCCAAAGCGGCCATGGACGCCATTCAGGAGGACGCCGCCCGCACCCCCTTTGATGTGGCGAGCTTGACACAGGCCAATCAGCTGCTCATCAGCGCCGGTGAAAATGCAGGCTACTCCCGCAAGGTCATCATGGCGCTGGGCGATGCTGTTTCGGCTACAGGTGGCGGCAATGCAGAGCTGTCCCGCATGTCGGCAAACTTGCAGCAGATCGCCAACGTGGGCAAGGCGTCCGCCATCGACATCAAGCAGTTTGCCTATGCAGGTATCAACGTCTATCAGGTCCTGGCCGACTACACCGGAAAATCGGTGCAGGAAGTCCAGAAGATGACCATCAGCTATGATACTCTGTCTCAGGCCCTTATCGCTGCCAGCGAGGAAGGCGGGCGCTACTACAACAGCATGGACACCCAGAGCCAGACCATGAATGGCCGGGTATCCACGTTGAAAGATAACGTGAGCCAGCTGGCGGGTCTTATGACAGGCGATCTGAGCAACGGAATCGGCGTGGTCATCGGCAATCTGAACAATATGGTGGTGGCTGCGCAGGACGCTTACAAAAAGGATGGGTGGAAAGGTCTCGGCGAAGCGATTCTCGGTCTGGACAACCCGATCAGCACCATCATCAGCAGTTTTGGCAGGCTGGGCTCGGCGGCTGTAAGCGCTCTGGATAGAGCCAGTTACGCCCTGAACAAGGCCCTTGGCAAAACCGCCTACTCCGATTATGACAGCTACGAGGATTACCGCACATCAACGGACCAGCAAAACTCCCGCGACCGCCGCAGGCAGGCAGCGCTAAATGGCGTTGGCATCAGCAACAAGAGCTGGTCTGAGCGGCAGGCTGAGCTTGCTGCTGCCGCTGGCTCCGGTGGCAGCTCCATCCCCACCGGCGGCAGCAGCGGGAGCTCTTCCAGCGGAAAGCCTGGCTCCAAGTCCACCACCGAAACGGTCATTTCGTCCATCTCCAGAACGGCTACGACCACCGCTCAGAATGCCCTCGGCACCGTGACCACCAGCATCCAGACTCTGAGCGAAAAGGTCAAGGACAGCGCGGGCAGCATCAAAGACCGCATCACCGAGACCACCACCGAGACCGGCAAGGAGATGGTCAACGGCATCGAGACCACCTATAAACAGGTGGAGACCAAGGTCAACGGCGTGGTGACCAAAACCACAAAGACATACGACGATATGTCGAAAACGCTGGCGGCCACCCTGACCCGCACCACCAGAAAGGTAGAGGGCGGCGTGACAACAGCGATCCAGGAGGTCACCAAAAAATACGCCGACGGCTCCGAGCACATCGAAAAGACCGAGACCATCACCGAAGAAAACATCGTCGATGGCGTGGCTCAGACCACCAAAACCATCAACACCTATATCGACGGTGTGCTCCAGAATACCAAGACCGACACCGAAGAGGCCGAAAAAAGCATCCAGGCTGCGCTTTCCCGCACCGAAAAGTATATCTCTGAGATTCAGGGGCAGTCTGACAAAGGCATTTTCGGGCTGGTGAAGTCTCTCTTTACCGACATCAAGAACAAAGACGGCAAGGCCATCGCCGGAGATGTGGTAAAGGTCATTTTCGGGCAGGTGACGCAAGAGCAGCGCAACACCATCCTGAAATGGGCAGACGATGCAATGACTGCCATCAATGAGCACTACGCGCAGGGCGGCATTCAGGGGGCGCTGCAGAGCATTGCAGACCTCTTCCGCAACGGCATCACCCCGGCGGTCAACGGCTCCACCAAAGAAGTGCAGAGCTTTGCCGCCGCCATGAAGGGCCTTTCCGGCACCGGAGGCTCCGGCGGCATCGTCAGCAGCATCATCAAGCTGTTCGGCGGCGGCACGAAGGCTGCGGCGGCTGCCGGTGAGGCCGGGGCCGGGCAGGCCATTGCGTCCGCAGCGGGCGGAGCGGCCTCCTTTTTCCCGGAGTGCCTTGCTGTGCTGGCTGTCATCGCGAATGGCGTTATAGGCTTCAAGATGGGCCAGAATGCCCGCGCCCGCGAGGATTCTGGCGAAGAGCGCTCTCTGGGAAGCAAGCTTCTCTCCGGCGCGCTTCTGGCGGCCACCGGCCCCATCGGCTGGATCAGCTACTTTTTCGGCAAAAAGTTTGGCAAAAAGTCCTCGTCTTCTTCTTCTGCGGCAGAAAGCACCCCGTCTGGCGCCATGAGCTATCTGGACATTCAGGACGCCTACTGGTACGGCAACGAGCGGGCTTTTGCGGGCTACGACTACCGCAGCGACCCCTTTACCTACAACCCCAACAACAATTCCGTCCCCAAGTATCAGGCGGAGATACAGGCTCAGCTTGCAAAGCTGAGCACCGTAGTGGAGCAGTATCTGCCCGACGTGGCAAATCAGCAGATCGTGCTGGATGACGGCACCATTGTGGGTGCTCTCGCCCCCGGCATGAACGACCAGCTAGGCCATATCCAGATGCTTGCAGAAAGGGGCAACTGAGATGTACGAGATTTTTGCATATCCCTACGGCGACCCCGAAAACAAGCTGACCGTCTATCAGCCGGGCAACCGACAGGCTGTGGTGCTGTCGCCCAAGCTTACCCGCGAGGTGAGCAAGGGCGGCAGCCTTACTTTTACCATGCTGCGCACTCACCCCTGCTACGAATCCATGCAGAAGATGTCCACTGCTGTGGCGGTGCATCAGGACGGCAAGGAGATATGGCGGGGACGGGTACTCAGCCACGAAGCCGACTGGCTCAACCGCCGAGTCATCTACTGCGAGGGGGCTCTCAGCTATTTCAACGACAGCTGCATTACCCCCTTTAATTACGAGGGCAAACTGAGGGATTTTTTGGAATACCTCATCAAAGCCCACAACTCCCAGATCTCCGGCGGCGACGGCTACGAAGAGCAGACCAGCTACGACAAGATGAAAAAGTTTGAGCTGGGCAGGGTGACTGCCGCCCTCGGCGGCCTCGTGGTGAGCTACGGCGACCGCAACCAGTACGGCGTGGGTGAGGACTACGGCAGCACCTGGGACATCATCAGCAAAATGGTGCTCAAGACCTACGGCGGCTACGCTTACTGCACCTATAACTCCACCACCGGCATGAACGTGCTCAACTACTGCGACCAGGCATACGAGGCTGACCGGCAGACCGCCCAGAACATCGAATATGGCGTGAATCTGCTGGATTTTACCGAAAAGACCGACACCAACGACCTTTTTACCCGCATCTGGCCGATGGGCAACAAGCACACTGTCGAAGAGACCAAGACTCAGTGGAAGTACAAATTCCTCTGGTTTAAGTGGGGCTCGACTACCGTGACGACCGGCACCCACGAAGAGCGCTACGGCATCAACGGCACGAGCCAGAGCGCCGTGGACAAGTACCTCCCGAAAAAAGGCTACAGCTGGAATCGGGAATACGGGTGGATACAGAACGACGAGGCCGTAAAAAAGTTTGGCGTGGTCTCCAAAATCAGGGAGTTTGACACGGACAGCAGCGACGCCACCTTTGCCGCCGCGGTGCAGGACCTGGAAAAGAACGACCTCATGACCATGAGCTATGAGGTCAAGGCCGTTGACCTTGTGGATGCGGGCTATGATACCGAGCGGCTGACCTTTGCCAGCTTTGCCCATATCATCAGCAAGCCCCACAGCATCGACGTAATCATGCTCTGCACCAAGCTTGTGGAGCCGCTCGACCACCCGGAGAAAAAGGAGTACACCTTTGGCATGACCCGGCGCACCCTCACTGACCGGGCCGTGGCAAATCTTGGCGTGACCAACGAGCTCTCCGAAAAGACGGCATCCACCAGCCGGTATGCAGGCGCAACGCAGATAGACACCACACAGGCGGGCAAGACGGCCAGCGATTTCATCGACTACGCCCCCGCCTCCGGCATGACCGTCGGCCACGCCAGCATCACGGCCAACATCCATTTCGGGACGGACGGCCTGACATTCTCCGGCGTGAAAAACGGCACCGAGCTGCAAAGCTGGTCGGGCTCCACCTTTGCGGCCCAGACCACGAGCACAGACCTCTCCGGCTATGCGGCGGTGCTGCTCACCTACGACGGCGACGCCGCAGCGTGGGCTGCCGCCGGGGGCAGGGGCCGGGCCTTTGCGGTGCTGCCGGTCAACGGCAAGACCTACTCCATCCTCTTCCCCGGCGCTCTGGCCCAGCGGCGGGACGTCACGGCGTCCAAAAGCGGCGTGACCTTTGGCAGCGGATACCGACAGACGGCGGCAGGCGCATGGGTGCAGGATGATACGGCCTGCCGCCCAGAGGCGCTGCAGGGCTTTATGTAAAGGAGCGTGATTTTTATGGGCAAGCTCATGGGGGCAAAAATCGGCTCTCTGCACACCTTGAACGACCTCGGTCTTTACCTGTTGGTTGGCAGCCCGCTCATCTCCGGCGCAGAGCCGGACAAAAAGCTTGTGCAGGTGCCGGGCGGCGATTTCCTGCTCGACCTCACCCGGGCTGTGGACGGCAAAGTACACTACCTCCAGCGCACCATCCGGCTTGACCTCAAATGTAAGGCTCCGCCGGATGAGCGCCGCAAGGTGCAGAGCGTCCTCGAAAACGCCTTGCAGGGGCAGTGGCTGCGCTGCGTACTGGACGAGGACCCGGCCAACTTCTGGTTGGGCCTGTGGACAGTGTCGCCACAGAGCAGAGACCGGCATACCGGCACTTTTTCCATCACCGGCACGTGCAATCCCTACAAGTACAATGCCACCGCCTACGCGGGTGCAGACTGGCTGTGGGACGATTTTTATTTTGATGAGGACGTCATCTATGACGAGCCTACGGAGGTAAAGAGCCTGTGAACAAGACTTTTGAAGAAAACATCAACGACGTCCGCAAGGCAAAGCGGGGCGTCGAGGTGCGGGAGGCTATGGCTGAGAGCCTTGAGTATGTGGAGGACTTTGCCGCCACCGCCACCCAAAAGGCAGAGGAGGCCGCAGCCAGCGCCAAAACTGCCGCCGAGGCCAAGGAAGCCGCCGCTGCCTCTGCCCGGACCGCAGAACAGCAGGCGGGCATTGCCACGCAGCGGGCCGAGACTGCCACGCAGCAGGCCGAGGCCGCCGAAAGCTCCAAAGCTGCCGCCGAAGCGTCCGCCAAGAGGGCAGAGCAGTTTGCCAAGGAGACTGAGGGCCGCGTCACCACCGACCCCACCCTGACCGTCAAGGGCGCTCCCGCAGACGCCAAAGCCGTGGGCGACCGCATCAACGCTATCAAAATCGAGACCGACAAGACCCTCACCATCTCCGGCGCGGCGGCGGACGCTGCGGCCACCGGCGTGCGCATCAAGCTGTTGGAGTTGGTGCAGGGCATGGACGTGAGCGGCATCAGCTTTGTTTCGGCCTTTGACACGCTTGACGGCGTAGAGCTGACGGGTGTGTGGAACAAGGCGGCGAGCCGGGTGGAGTTTTAAAAGGAAGGAGGATTTTAATGCAGATCAAAAACTTAGCCATTGGCGATGGCTTTGTATACCTGATGGAAGGCAGCACAAAAGTCAAGTTTTACGCGCTGTCCCACAACTACGAGTCGAGGCTGAACGGCAAGGGACGGACACTGTTTTGTAGAGAGAGTCCGGCGGGGAGTGGAACACATACTACGTCCGCAAAAGAGAATTACAGAGTCGATAGCAATAATGAAGACGCCTGGTACAAAAATACCTATGTGAATAAGTTTTCCGGCGAAGTACGAAAATTGATTGGTATGACAAAATATATCGGTCAATATGTTTATATGACTTATACGCAGAGCGGCAATCCGACTGGCAACGCAGAAATTGATAGTGAAACATACGAATCAAGCTTTTTTCCCCTTTCGACAGCAGAAGTCGGGGGCTCAAACTTCTCCGACGGTTCTGCGCTTTCCTCAGCCGCAATAAGTAGACTTGCAAATATTCTAACCCGCTACGGAAACGGCATCTGGACAAGAAGTCCATCTATGACCAATACGGGTACTAGTACGTCAGGTTATCGGATGTATTACTATGCCAACGGCCAATACATATCCGGTGCAAGTGGCTCCAGTCTTTCGACTGCCGAAGGAACTCCCGGCAGTTCTTACGGCTACCTTCCCTGTTTCACCCTGCCGGAGACGCTGTACATCGACAAGGACGGCTTCGCCACGGAAAACCAGCCGCCGGAAGTGACTTCCGATGCAGGCGAGAGCGGCGCGGCGCTGGGCGAGAAGAACGAGCCGTTTGCACTGGCCTACACCGTGACCGACGGCGACGGAGACCCCATGACCATCACCGAAAAGGTGAACGGCGTGGCGCTGGCCGTCCGCGAGAACGTGGCCTCCGGCACCGAACTCACAGTACAGTGCCTGAGCGAGAAAGCCCTGTTCCAGCAGATCCTCAACGGGGAGAACACATTGGTGCTGGAAGTGGACGACGGCAAGACCACGACAGAGTGGACCGCTACCTTTACCAAAAATGTGACAAGCGCCGTCCTCTCGCTGGCCCAGCCCCTGACGGCGGACGATACCATCACCGTGGCCGCGCTGACGCTGGAGGGCAGTTTCCCGGCAGACATGAGCTTGACCGTGGAGCTGACCAACAACGCACTGGACGATGCCCCCGTGTGGGAGAACTGCACCGACATCCAGCGCGGTGAGAGCCGGGCCTTTGCACACCACGCCTTTACCAACAAGACTGCCGCCCGGGGCTTTGCGTTCAATTACAAAGTCACCGTTGCCCGGGGGGCTTCCGGCGTCGGCGGCACTATCACCATGATCGGAGGTGTCATCGGATGAGTCTGCACAAGACAGAAAAGAGCCTGAAAGAACTCCACAAAAAGCTGGAAGAGGAGCGGATGCTCAGGGAGCTGCCCGGCCTCGTGGCGGGGATCGAGGACGCCATGTGTGAGCAGGATGCGGAATCACAGGAGCGGCTGGCGACTATCGAGGACTCGCTGTGCGAGCTGGATGCCGCTATCAACAACAAGTAAGGAGGTAGCATATGGATAAAATCTGGGCAAACAGATTGATCGCCGGCACCAAGGAATGGGCAGAGATGCCCGCAAGCCGCCGCGCCGGAGTCAAGCGGGAACTTGGCAAGAGGGTTTCCGAGGGCGAAATCGCCCCTGAGCAATACAAGGAGATCACGGGGGAGGACTACTACAATGGATAAACTGCTGGAGCTGCTGGAAAAGCTGGTACGGGCCATCTTTGGCCCGGGGGACAAGCAGGACACCGGCGAGGCAACACCCGCACCCGCAGTCCCCAAGGCAGAGGCTGTCGCCGGCTGGGAGGGCGGCCCGCCCTACCGGTACATCGACGTGAGCCGGTATCAGGGCAAAATTACCCTCGACGGCTGGCGAAAGGTCAAAGCGGCGGGCTACAAGGGAGCGATGCTCAAGACGGTGAGCACCAACCGCAAGCTCTCCAAGCGGGCAGACGGCCTGTATATCGACCCCACCTTTGAGTCCAACTACCGCAACGCCAAAGCTGCCGGTCTGGACGTGGGCGTCTACTACTACACCAATGCCACCAGTGAGGCCATGGCCGACGCAGAGCTTGCCCTGCTGCGGCAGGCGGTGCGGGGCAAGGAGCTGACCCTGCCGGTGGCGGTGGACGTGGAGGACAACAAGCTCAAGCCCATGAGCACCCTCGACCTCACCAACCTCACCGCCTACGCGCTGGAAAAGGTGGAGAAAATGGGCTTTTACGCCCAGCTCTACACCTACACAAGCTACGCCAACACCCATCTGGATATGGCAAGACTTGCCGGGCGGTGGGACGTATGGCTGGCGGACTACACCGGCAAGACGCCCAACGTGACGTTTAACTACAACGCCCACCAACACACCAGCAAGGGCAGCGTGCCGGGCATCAACGGGCCGGTGGACCTCGACGTCACGACCGTCAACTACCCGAAAATTATCCGCAAGAAGGGCCTGACCCGTCTCCGGGAGGGCAAATGACCGAAAAAGAAGCTTTGCTGTGGGTGCTGGGCATCCTGGGCAGCCTGTGCGCTGCAGCCATCACCATCGACAAGGTGCTGGAAATTATCCACAAGTACATCAAAAAGGCGCAGGAGCCGGACAACGCGCAGAACAAGCGGCTGGATGAGCTGGACAAGCGCATCGGCACCTTGGAGCAGGGCCAGCTTCAGCACACACAAGCCCTTGCCCGTGACCTGCGCCGCTTTGAAGAAATCGACGAGGTGAGCCGTCTGACCCTCGACGGGGTGCGCAATCTGCTGGACGCGCAGCTGTCCGGCAACAATCGCGAGGGGATGCAGAAGAGCCGCGCCGACATCGACAACTATCTGTTAAAAGGAGTGACCAATCATGGAAGCACTGGCAACTAAGCTTTTTGACCTTATCCCTGCCCCGGTGGCGGCAGTGCTGATGCTGGGCGGCTTTATCTTCTACGCCCTCGGCTGCATCCGGCTGGGCTACGGCGCAGCGGTAAAGCCGCTGGTGCTGGACCTCATCGAGCGGGCTGAGCAGGAGATTCAGGGTACCAAGCGCGGCGCAGAGCGCAAGGCGTGGGTGGCAAAGACCCTGCGGGCCGCTCTGAGCGCCAGCAAATACGGCAGGTTTATCAGCTGGGCCATCACCGATGAGACCATCGGCGCAGTCATCCAGTTTTTCTTTGACCGCATGAAGGCGGCACTGAGTAAGGAGTAAGACCATGAACAGCACTACATACCAGATTTACGCCAAAATCAAGCAAATCCAGCGTAAAGTAAGCGTAATTTGCACACTTTCAGCGCAAATTTCCCATTTTCAGCATAAATTCACCGCTATGGTGCGCAACGCAGGACAGCTCCCGCAGCCCTTCTGGCTCGGTGCTGCCTGTGGCGGCGGCTCGTGTAGTGCTGCCCGCTGCGCTGCAAGGACTTGACCGACAGCAGATGACCGCCGCAATCAAAAACGCACCGCTTGGGAGGGTAGACCGTAAGATAGCCTTACTGCGGTACGTTGAGCGGCTCCCGCTGCCGGACATTGCAGCACAGACACATTACAGCCGGACGGCGGTAGGCTACCGGCTGAAAGGCATTGATAAAATACTTAGATAATGCTTGGATAAGCAAATCCCCCGGTGTTCCGTTTGGAGCATCGGGGGAATTTTATTTTTTGGGACATGGAAGCCCGGCAAGGCTCCATCCCTTATAACTTTGTACCGGGCGTTTCTGGGAAGATACGCCACGCATGGATGATGCAATCGCCCGGAAACCACTCGATATTCGCATGGCGGCTATATCATGCGGCTCACCCCTGCAAATCAGCAATGGTAACGCCGCAAGCGGCTGCGATCTTTTCGAGGGTAGACACTCTCGAGACTGCCTTTCCGGACTCTGCATGTTGAATGGTTGCAGTGGACAGCCCGGTTTTTTCTGCCAAGGCCCGGATGGTTAATCCTGCGCTTTCTCTGGCTGCTTTGATTTTGACGGCGGACACACCAAGCGTCTTGTAATCGGGCGAGTTGTACCCAATCACGAACAACCCTTGCTGTTCCATCGGCAACGCCTTGAGCGAATAGCTTTTCTCTGCATCCTCAATGTCAACGTCCTTCAGGACGTAGGAACAGGCATTGTCAAGCTCCGGGGTCATTTTATGGAGCTTGTGCGCCAGCGTTATTTTCATCATCACGCCACGCACGGGAAACCTCGTAGCGTTGTCAAGGTCTGCCTGATTTACATGGTCAGGGGTGCAGGCTTCGTCCAGCAAGTGGTACAGCTTGCCGAGATTTCGGATGGTGTTGTTTTCCATAGTGTCCTCCTACTCGTTACTTGTTCAGCATATCCATCACGGCGTTGTAATGCTTTTCATGTTCTTCGCCAACAGCAAGCTCTTTTTCGACTTTTGCTTTCTGATAGGCCCGCTCTTCGCCGTAGATTTCGCTCTCGATTTCATCGGGGATCTCGACGAATGCCTGCTGCTTTTTACCATTGGCCATCACATACACGCCGAAAGCGTAATGCACGTTCTCCGGCCAACGCCCGATCTGCTGCTTGTAGGCGCCCTCCTTCATCTCCTTCCCATTCACCAACAGGGAATTGATAGTGTACTGCCATTTGTGGCACGGCACGGTGGCCTCGTTGCCATCACTCCAGATGGTTTCTTCGGTGACAACCTTTTTGTCAACGTCGAGGTCGATTTTTGCGCCACGGGCTGTATTCCAAGAGTATTTCATTTTTGCTCCTCCTGCGTTGTTTTTGCGTTCCCTTTGACACCATTATTATACCACAAAACTAATACAACTGATACAGGCATAGTCACCAAACTTTGCCTTACTTTTTTGTCCATTTTGTATTAGTTGTATTAGTTCTAATCGAGCTTTTTGTCCTTCGTTGTACCTTCGTTGTCGCTTATTTTTTGCCAGTGCGGTACACTGGGCGCGATAGAAGGGGGTGAGCGCCATGTGGCACAAGTTTAACCCTAACCCCCACGGGAGCAGCGTCGGAGACTGTGCCGTGCGGGCGGTAGCAGCAGCCACAGGCCGGAGCTGGGAGCAAGCTTATATCAGCCTTGCGCTCACTGGTTACGCCCTCGGCGATATGCCCAGCGCCAACCGCACATGGGGCGCATACCTCCAAAAGCACGGATTCAAGCGTCGCCTTGTCGAGGCGGACTGCACCACCTGTTACACCGTGGCAGATTTTGCCCGAGAGTACCAGCACGGCGTGTATGTACTGGGCTGCTCCGGCCACGTTCTGGCCGTCATCGATGGCAAGTGGTGGGACAGCTGGGACAGTGGCGCGGAATGCCCGATCTACTACTGGTACAAGGAGGACTAAACGATGCCGTACAATCCATATGGCTACCAAATGCCAAACTACTACGGACAGCCTATGCCTGACCAGCTCACGCAGCTGCGGCAGAATGCCGGGTATCAGGCGCCCATGATGAGCCAACCGACAGGGCAAAGCTCCCCATCTACGCCTCCGATCATCTGGGTGCAGGGCGAAGAGGGCGCAAAAGCCTATATGGTCGCCGCAGGCAACAGCGTGTTGCTGATGGACAGCGAAAACAGCGCTTTTTACATCAAGAGCACCGACGCCAGCGGAATGCCGCTGCCGCTCAGGGCCTTTGATTACAAGGAGCGCACCACGGCGGCTAAGATGCCCGCTCAAGCTGTCCAACAGCCTGGCGGGGAGTTCGTCACCCGGGCGGAGTTTGACGCTTTGGCGGCTCGCTGCGAGGCGCTGGAAAAGCAAGAACCCACAAAACCTGAAACGGAGGTCAAGTAATTATGGTAAACCCTCTTTTTAATGCACTGGGCGGCGGCAAAGCATCCTCCATGCCCGGCCCTATGGGGCAGTTCGGACAGATGATGCAGCAGTTCCAACAGTTCAAGGCCAACTTTCAGGGCGACCCAAAGCAGGAGGTGCAAAAGCTCCTGCAATCCGGGCAGATGAGCCAAGACCAGCTCAACCAGCTTCAGGCAATGGCTCAGCAGTTCCAGCAGTTTTTGCAATAAGTCGTAACCGTGGCCACGGTTGAGATACACTTTTAATCAAAAATTCCGAAAGGAGTACAAAATGTCTCTTTCTTCTGACAACATCGGCCTGACTATGCCGGTGCAGCCCGCCAATACCAACAATGGCAATGGCTTTGGCTTTGGCGGCGATGGTTCGTGGTGGATCATCGTGCTCTTCCTTTTCATCTTCTGCGGCTGGGGCGGTAACTGGGGCGGCAATCGCGCCGGTGCCGGCGCCGGCGTCGTGGATGGCTACATCCTGACCAGCGACTTCGCCAACATCGAACGCAAGATCGATGGCGTAAACAACGGTATGTGTGACGGTTTCTACCAGCAGGCACAGCTCATCAACGGCGTCCAGCAGACCGTGAGTAACGGCTTCATGTCCGCCGAAATCAGCCGTGCAAATCAGCAGGCGGCATTCATGCAGCAGCTCTCTGCAATGCAGATGCAGCAGCAGAACTGCTGCTGTGAGACCCGGTCTGCTATCCAGGGCGTCAACTACAATCTGGCTACCCAGTCCTGCGAGACCCGGAACACCGTGCAGAACGCGACCCGGGACATCGTAGACAACCAGAACCAGAACGCCCGGGCTATCCTGGACGCTCTCACAGCTCAGCGCATCGAGGCAAAGGACGCCAAGATCGCGGAGCAGAGCCAGCAGCTCTTTGCGGCTCAGCTTGCAGCTTCCCAGGCGGCGCAGAATGAGACCCTCAAGGCATACATGAGCGGTCAGCTGGCCTACTACAACCCGCGTCCCGTTCCTGCCTTCCCGGTTCCTGCGCCGTACCAGTACGGTAACTGTGGCACCGGATGCGGCTGTAACGGCTGCGCATAACCAAATAACGGCAACTGACTACAATTTGTGGCCTGTTCAGCCCCTGAGCTGATTTTGCAAACCAGAGCGCCGGGGCAGAAGTCCCGGCGCTTTTATTTATGAAAGGAGCCGATAAAATGGCTGAATTTACGAATCCCAATATCGTGACGGTATCCGCCGGGGAAAACCTTCCCTTGACAGAGACTGCCGTAAAAGGCCCGGCCTGCATCGTCCATCGTGAGGGCGCGGGCATCGTGACCCTGCGCGGCCTGACAAACCAGTGCAAAGCCCGCTTCAAGGTAAGCTTTGGCGGAAACATTGCGGTGCCTACCGGCGGCACAGCCGAGGTTATCTCTGTAGCGCTGGCAATCGCTGGCGAGCCGCTGAACAGCGCAACGGCTATTGTTACCCCGGCGGCAGCAGGGAACTACTTTAATGTGTTCGCCGCCGCCTTTATCGAGGTTCCGCGCGGCTGCTGCGTGACTGTGGCAGTCGAGAACACCAGCACGCAGGCGATCGACATTGCAAACAGCAATCTCATCGTTGAGCGCGTGGCATAATGAGAGGAGAGCGCTATGAACATGAAACACCTTGACGCACTGAAAGATATGCTGTGCGAGGAACTGGAAGAAATTACCCGAAAAGGTGAACTGAGCGCCGGTGATCTGGACACCGCGCACAAGCTGACCGACACCATCAAGAATATCGACAAGATCCAGATGCTGGAGGACGGGGACTACAGCCGTACCGGCGAATGGGAAGCCGATATGCGCGGCACTCATGGCCAGGATGGCAGCTATGGCCGTGGCAACAGCTACGCCAATCGAGGCCGTCACTATGTTCGTGGGCATTACTCCCGCACGGATGGCCGTGAGCGCATGATCTCTGACATCGAGGACATGATGCAGGACGCCACCGGCGCAGAGCGTGACGCTTACAAGCGGGCAGCCGACATCCTGCGGAACGCATAAGGGAGGAGGGCGGCAAGTATGGACATCGACGAGATCAACACCCATATCCACAAGCTGAAATGCGGATCGACGGACTGGCAGAGCGTGGAAAAACTTGCCGCCCTCTGCACCGTGAGGAATGAGCTGGAAGAAAAGCAGGCACCGGCAGAAATGCAGACTCAAGCGCTGCCTCCCGCGTCGTACCCGGCGGCATACTCCACAAAAGCAAATCCGCAAAGCGAGTTCGTGGAAGCGGCCAGCGCCGCGCCCTTTGGAGGCTTGATGGAAGTGCTTGACGAGCACATGAGCGCCATAAAGCTTGCATACCCGAAAGAGTATGAGTTGGTCATGCGGAAGATTTCTGACATAATAAGAAACCAATAAGCAACCAACTTATAAAAATAAATCGTTATATCAAATAAATATATTGATTTGTAATCAGTGGGTTGCAGGTTCAACTCCTGTCACCAGCTCCAAAAAATAACGCATAGACGATGAAAGCGATTCGTCTATGCGTTATTTTTTGTGAAAAAGTGATGCAAAACGACCTGAAACGGTGTGATAAACTACCAAATAAGCTACCACGAAACTCCGCTCAGTCTTCCTCGTTTTCACGTTCTTCAAAAAGGCTTTCAGCTTTTTTCATCTCATCGGTGAGGAATTTCTGACGGTGAGCAACGTAATATCTTGCAGTGGTGGAAAAATTTGTGTGTCCCATAATCTTTTTTGTTGCAGTAGGCGCCACATTTGCTTCAACGAGAAGGGTAGTTGCAGTGCGGCGCAAGGCGTGGGGGGTAATGCGGTCTCTAATCGGAGTGTCGGCTTGGTTTATTCCAAGATCAAGCATCAGCTTACGGAAAGAATGCTCAACATTGTTCTTGTCCTTTTTGTTTCCGCTTTCAGTGGGAAGAAGATATTTTTCTCCGATGCTCAACAGCATCCATTCTGCAAGAATATTCTTGATCGGGTTTAAGATAGGAATAAAGCGCCCCTTTCCAGCAGCAGTCTTTTCGCCACCGGTCAGATTGCCGTTTTCTAAATCAACATTATCTCTGGGCAAAGAAAGAAGCTCGTCAATTCTCATTCCGGTGTATAAAAGAACCATTGCGATCTGCGCCGTTAAGTGCATTCCGTTTCTAGGATCGTCTGCAATGGCTCGGATTTTAGCTGTCTCTTCCGGCGTAAGGATCCTTTCCTTTGGGCCGGGCGCTGGGGGCAGCTCTAACCCATCAGCATAGTTTTGGTTGATAATATCTTGCTTCATGGCATATATGCATAACTGCCGAAATAAACCTTTTTGCTTTTCGCATAGGCTTCGAGATTTTCCGTCTGCGGAAAGTTCATCAATAACTTTTTGATAGTCTTCCGTTTTAAGAGTGCGCACTTCGACGTTCCAAAGTTTTTCAGCTTTGCTGTAAGCTCTTACATACCCGTCTTTTGTATCCTCACCGATGCTACTAAAGTGCGTAGCGCTCCATCTTCTGTAGATCTCTGCAAAAGTGGATTTTAAGCGCTCTGCCGGTGTCCTCTGAGCATTGTAAGTATCCAGGGCCTGAATGGCTTCCCCGGGAGATGCATAGTGTCCAAGAACTGTTTTGCCTCCATCCTCCGATGGAACAATGGCAACATACGGTCTGCTTCTATTTCCGTCAGCCTTTTTATATACACTGCCGCTGCCCTTTGGGCGGCGGCGCTTTTTTCTTTGCTGCGGGGCGGCTTCGGGCTGCTTCTTGCCGCAGTAGGGGCAAAAAGATGCGTCGTCCGGGATTTCCCGACGGCAGCAGGCGCGAATGCACTTCAAAGCTCTTCACCTCGCTTTGCGGTATAGTCGGCCTCGCCGCTCTTTGCGGCCTCTTTTCCCGCCTGGTATGCCGACTGCAGAAGACTCACCGGAGGCTGGACTTCCCACGGGATCGGGTCTGTTCCTGTAGCCACGGCGAACCCGTAGTTGTCCAGTATTTGGCCGCAGACGGATACCTTGTTTTGCAAGGGAGTATGCAGGTTTGCGCACACCTCAGCAAACACCGCCGGTGGATAGCTGCCATGTCGGCCCAAAAGGATAAACAGCACCATCTCTTTTACAATTCGCGGCGCTGTGCGAAAGTATTCTGTAAGCGCCTCATCCAGCTCTTCGTCTGATTTGCGCTGTACGGGCTCTTTATAAAGTTCTGGGTGCAGCATTTCTTGCATGGCGGGGAGCGGAGAAGTCCCGCAAGCCTCGAACCAGTCCATTATCTTGTCAGCTGGTGGGCTGGACGCTCCGCACTCCCAGCTCTGGATCGTAGCCTTTCCCTTGTTGATCCGGCGGGCCATGTCGACTTGGCTCAAGCCTGCCGCGACTCTGGCCCGCGCCAATGCGACACCAAGCTTTTCCGCAGTAAAGTAGCTCATCAATTATAACCTCACAAATTTCCATGCCATAAAAACAAAAAGTGACATGGGAAAAACCCATGCCACTCGACAGAGCGGAAGTCCTTCAAGTTTTCCCATAAAATGGTAAAATCTAAAACAAGTTGGACAAATTGAACAAAAACAGAGGTGAAATAAAATGGATTTCGAGCAAAGAAACGGCAAAGAAAACAAAATGACCATCATTGACGGGATGCCTGCCACCATTTTGACCGGCACGGCCCGAACACCTGAACCTTGGGAGGACTAAAGATGGACAAGATGAAGCTGTTTTGCACCCACATCCGCGCCGCGCTGGCCTGCTATGAGGATATGTCGCCCGAGGGGCAGGCCCGGGCTCGACTTTTTGTGATCCGCAAGTCCGGGGATCTCCGGCAGCTCAAGGCCGCAACAGACGCACCCGGAGGGGAGCTTGCCGCTGAACTGTTGCAAAAATTGCAACAACCTTGCAACCACGGATAATAACGTGCATATTTTGCACGTTGCTCGCGCAAAACGCGCGTATTTAGCAAAAAGTCAGCGTAAATTTCAGCGATTCAGCGCAAATGCTAAATTTTTCGCGCATTTTTGCGCGATTAAACGCGCTTGACGTGTTACAATCAACGGTTGTATAATGTGGTTGTGGATGAGTTACAAGCCCAATAGCTGAGCTTTCTTGGCGTTGTACTCTGCCTCCGTAACAGCTCCCATATCCAGCAGCCGCTTAAACTTCAAAAGCTCATCGGCGGCGCTTGTGGCAACCGGAGCGGGAGTCTGCGGCTTCTCCTGGCTGACTTTGCAGCTTTTGAGAAACGCAGTCATTCCGCCGGGGTAAACCATTGTCGGCAGGCTACTTTCGCCCAGTGGAAGCGCAAAGCGGATAGACACGCTCTCTTTACTGCGACCCTTGCGGGTCTCTGTTTTAGCGGTGGCGGCGCCCACGATCGCACCCACAGGCCCGGCAACGGCTGCACCGATCACGGCACGGCCAATACCGCCCTTTGTCTCTGTCACCGTCAGATCGTCAGGAGCATCAGATTCATACCCAGCGACTTCATCAAAGCTGTAGATCATGCGAGGGCCTTTATCGCCGCTGCGGTGTCCAATGCAAAACAGCCGGTTGGGTTTGTCAATCGACACAAAGAGCGCGTCACCATCATAGATGGAATCGGTTTCCTTGAACACCTTCCGACGCTGTTCCAGTGTAGCCCAGTAGTCCGCAAGGGCAACTGTCGGTTGCTTTGCTGCCCGGATACTCAATTTTGAAAAGAAAAAGTTGCTGCACCCGGCGCAGATCAGGCCGTCCGCACTCTTCTCGCGGTTCAGCAGGCCAAGTTTGCCGCCACAGACAGAACAAGTGTTTGCCATGTTTATACCCCATCTTTTGATTTTATAAAATTCTGCATTTTGTCAAAACGCAAAACCACGCAACCCATCATTGAATTTGTGATTCGTTCATCCGAAAAAGAATCTTTCCATTTTTGAATAGAGTTTGCTTTTCCCTTTTGAGTTTTCAAGGTCAGGAGTTTTTCCAGCTGCTTGATATAAGAATTTTCGACAACAACCTCAAAAAGGTCGGAGAGAGAAAACTTTATCATGTTGTAAAGCTCAGTAGGGCTAAAATCAAATTTGAACCCCATCCTCTCATACTTCTTGAGTTCATCGAGCGTATCAAGGATCAGATCATATCTTGAAAACAAAACTTCAATATCTGATGTTTGCTCGATCACCAAAAAAGAATCCAGAACCTTCCGTATTCTTTCTGGTATAGTTTCCTCCGGGAAATCCACAAATTCCTCCCCGGTGTCAGGATCGATTAAAACAACGGGCTCTGGTGATTTGCTCCACTTAGCGTTCGGGCGCACAAAACGCAACGGCTCTTGGACTTCAGGATCGTCTTTTTTCTTGAAGACCGCATTGATAACCCGCGTGATATTTTTCCGAAATCCAACATTCCATATCACGGGAAACACCTCACACATAACAATTATATAAGGAGGACAAAGCAAAATGCAGGATACATCTTTCAGCCAGGACGAAATCAAAAGAATCATCGAAAAGCTTAAGAGTGACCCTGCATTCCGTCAGAAAGTCCTCGATATTCTAAACAGCTAAATCACAGCAACGCCCGGATCGCATTCTTTTTTGCGTCCGATGCGGCCATGATTTTTCTTACAAGCTCAGCATCTTCTGGAGACAGACCTCTCAGATCTATCTCTCCGGCGATGCTGGGCTTTTCTTTTTGTGCTGGCTCTTGACCTTTTAGCTCCTCGACCGTTACGCCGAGAGCCTTCGCGACAGGTTCTAGCATTTTCCCTGGAACGTCACCGTCTCGGTTTGCGATTTCTGCAAGATACCCGTGGCTTTTTCCGATTTGCCTGCATACAAAAGCCAATGATATTCCTTTTTCTTTGGAGATTTTTTTGACAGTTTGAATATTTCCCACAAAAAACACCTCCAAGAATTGTGCATCTAGATAAAGTTCTAGAAAATCCAAATTATCTATTGATGTCTAGAATTTTATCTAGTATAATACTAAGCACAGGGCAAACAAAACCAAAAGCCCCTGACAACATTATATCGGGCAGACGCTAGATTTTATTCACTTTGTACCTCGCAACTACATAGTAGCATATTTTCTAGTGATTTTCAAGCCCGGAAAGGAGAATTGCTAGTGAATGTTTCAAAAATCGACCAGTTTTGCAAGTTGCACGGGCTGAGTCGCACCGATCTGGAGGCGGCGGCAGGCTTGAGCAACGGCGCAATCGGGAAGTGGGAGCGCTCGATTTACGGCCCCAGCATTTCACAGCTGCTCAAGGTGGCGCACTATTTCCGGGTGCCGGTCACGGCGCTGATCGTAGACGAAGAGGCAAAAGCATGAGCAACCTTAAAGCCACAGCGTGGCGTAAGGATACAAACTTATTTTGGAGGTTACTATTATGAAAAAACTGCATGTGAAAGCTACGTTTATTGAGCCGGTGCTGGGCACATGGCCCGCAAACCCCAATGTGGCCCGCGAGTTTATCGCCAGCAAGTCGCCGGATGCTGCCACCATCGAGGATGAAGTGGCAGCTCTTGGCCCCGATGCGGTAGCTGACAAGGGCATGACTGTTTTCCCGCGTGACCCGGACGGCAATCCGATCTTTTACGATTACCAGATTAAAGGCATGTTTAAGGATGCTTGCGGTATGCTCTCCCGCATCGGTGGCAAGACCGAAACTGGCAAGAAGAAGGCCGTGAACGAAAGCGGCAAGCTGACGGCCTACAAGAAGGTCATTGATGGGTTGATTTTCGTTCAGCCCCGCATGATTCCCATTCATGTGAACGGCGAGATTACCGAGTGCCAGCGCCCACTCCGCGCACAGACAGCGCAGGGCGAGCGCGTCAGTCTTACCAACAGCGAGCAGATTCCCGCTGGTTCGACCTGCGAGTTTGACGTAATCCTCCTTGACGACAGCCACGAAAAGGTTGTGCGTGAGTGGCTGGATTATGGCATCCTGCGCGGCATCGGCCAGTGGCGCAACAGCGGAAAGGGCCGCTTTACCTACATCGCTTATGAGGTGAAGGACTGAGCGCAACGGCATGGCATTGACGGCCCTGATTCGCGGAGGCAAGGCTGAGGTTCGATTGGCCGTGCGTCGCGACGCACGACAAAGGCGGTGCAGCTCGAGGCGTGGCAAAGGCTATGAGGTGAACTGCTGTGCAGTGGCAGCGTGTTGCGACCTACCGCATCGCAGCGGCACTGAGAAGCACAGACAGGCAAGGCGAAGGAAAAGCGGAGAAAAGCAGAGCGAGGGCATGGTACGGCGCCGTAGCGAATGGTAGAGCAAAGGAATGGCAGAGAAAAGCGCTGATGTGATTTGCGAAGGAAAAGCGGTGCACCGTGACGATTCGCTGTGGAAAGGTTTTGCTTCGGATGCATTGGCATGGCAGAGAGAAGAAATGCCGTGATTTGCGCAGCGATGGCATGGCAAAGAGCGGTCAGGCGTTGCGATGGCACAGCAAAGAGAAGACATTTTATTAAAAGGAGTGAACGATTTGAACGAATTACAGATTTTCAGCAACCCCGAGTTTGGCAGCATCCGCACGGTAGACCAGAACGGCGAGCCGTGGTTCGTGGGCAAGGACGTCGCGGCGGCGCTGGGTTACAGCAATCATCGCAAGGCTTTGATTGACCATGTTGACGAGCAGGACAAGGGGGTAACAAAATGTGACACCCTTGGAGGAAGTCAGGAAGTGACCGTTATCAACGAGTCCGGCCTTTACAGCCTGATTTTTGGCAGCAAGCTGGAAGGGGCGGTGCGGTTTAAGCGGTGGGTCACCAGCGAGGTGCTGCCTACCCTGCGCAAGACGGGCAGCTACATGATGCCCAAGCTCAGCAAGGAGATGCAGGCACTGTTTATGCTTGACAACCGCACCCAGCGGCAAGAAGAGCGGCTCACGGCGCTGGAGAACACCATGACGGTGGACTACAACCAGCAGCGTGTGCTGCGCAAGAGCATCAGCCGGGCGGTGATCAGTGCTCTTGGCGGCGAGGACACCCCGGCCTACATCGACAACCATGTGCGCAGCAAGGTGTACAGCGAGTGCAACCACGATGTGCAGGACTGGTTCCGGGTGAACAGCGTGGGCAATATCCCCCGCAAGCGCTTTGACGAGGCGGTGGAGTACATCCAGCGCTGGAAGCCCAGCACCAACACCGTGATGCTGATCCAGCAGACCAACGGCCAGACCAGTTTGTTTGAAAGGGGTGCGTAACATGACGCTGAACCGTCTCGCGTGCGTCTGCCACAACGTGTTTAAGTACGAAACGAAAATCAAGGTCGTGGACAGCCACGGCAAGGAGCTGCATTTCGGACTCTATAACGATGGCTTTGTCAAGGATTTTGGTGGTCTGACCGTTTTGGATTTCGAGATCGACGAGATCGAGAAAAACGGCGTCGCAAAGACGCTGACGGCATGGACTGTAAAGGAGGAACAAGCATGAAAAAAGTTATTGTAGGCGTAGTGTCCGTATTGGCAAGCGCTTTGCTGATGGCCGGATGCAATAAGCAGGTTATTGACCTGACCTATGAATACAGCTGGGCACAGCTGAAAATGCCTGATGGAACGATTGTCGAGGGGAAATTGAACAGTTGGGACGATTACGAGGGCGACCAGCTGCAAGTGAAGATTGACGGCGTGACCTATCTGGTTCATTCGTCCAATGTTGTGCTGAGACATTGATAGAAAGGAGGACGCCATGCAGAAGCCGAGTCTTACGATAGGCGAATGCGTCCAGATCCTTCGGGACAACAACATCTCAAAGACTGAAAAGGTCTTGGGAGCGCAGATCCAGGCGGGGCTGTTTACCAGCTGGGCGATTCCTTCCGTAGGAACAAAAGAGCCCTGCCCGGACATCTCCCGCGCCGGTTTTATGGCGTGGGTGAAGGACTTTTACAAACTCGAAAAGGTTTATACAAAGGAGGAACCAAGAGAATGAGACTCAAATCGTTCGCCGTCGTCGGCACGGTAGGTCTGCTGGCTATTATCGGCGCGGTGCAGGCGGTGCGTTGGGCCTGCTCCTGGCTGGCCGTTGCACTGGTTTGCTGGGGCGGCTGGGACATCGCCGAGGCTGCATATGCCGCGCCTTGGATTATTGTTGCATCTACTTCCGGGCTGGCGATGTCGTTTTATGGGATGTATGAGGACAACAAACGGTATAAGCGCAGCGGTTACAGCAAAATCGTCCGCAACCATGCCCGGAACCCGGAGTATCCGCAGGATGAGGAGAAGGGCGCATGAAGCTGGAAGAGTTGATTCGGCAGCAGGCCGAAGAGCACCTTAAAACAGCCACACGGCTTGCAACGGAGTCCGCGCTCACGGGAGACATCTGGCTGCGGGTCATCTGCCGGGAAAAATCAGAGGTCTATAGCGCGGCGGCAGATGGGCTGCTCACAGCCCTCCACGATGCGGAGGACGTCGCACATGGCTGATTACATCCACTATGTCACATGGTACACAGTGTACAGCGCCAAAACCGGTGAGGTAGTGGCAGCGGGAACGTCCGCCATGTGCGCTGCGAAGCTTGGATACAAGACCGCCAACAGCTTTGTGTCTTCCGTTGGACACCGACGCCATGAAAAAAAGCACCCGCACAAGTACATTTTTGAGCAGGAGCGCATTGATCGTGCGGAGGTCGACTGTCTCCCTCCGCTTCGCCGTTACTGCAAAAAGACGAAAAGGGAACAGGAATATGAACGGTAGATATATGCGAGCCGCAGAGATTCGCTGGAATAAGCGACAGCCGGAACGGCTGCGGCACATCCATCGGGATGAAACTCAAAAACAGCAGGCTTCATTCTGCTGCCATGCTTACCATAAAGGGGATCCTGGCAGATGCGATAAACTGGTTTTTGCCGGTTTTGACCCCGTGTTATCAAGTGTGCAGGCTCAGCATTGGGCGGACGAAAACTGGCCGCTTTATGACCATGTCGACGTCTTGGATTCTTCGGGCCGCAAGATTTACGGGAGACTAACTATTAAAAGTCAAGCCCCAAAATGAAAAAATCCGCCAACCGACCGCTGCCCCTGACAAACAGCATTCAAATGCTGGAATCAGAGCAGCGAGGGCGACGGAGAGAACAGCAAAGCAAGCCCAGCCAGCCCTCGCACAAACAGGATAGCATTTGAATGCTTCGGTTTGTCAAGGGTTCGCTGCGCCAGCTAAGTTTCTGTTGGAATTAGCTCAGGCTCAGGAGAAAATCATGCAGCTGCAAGATATGCTTTCCCGGATTTCTGTAAGGCATAAATCAACCGAACGAGTTTCTTCATGGCGTGGGACAGGGCAACATTGTAGTGTTTTCCTTCGGCACGTTTTTTGGCAAGGTATTCAGCAAAGACAGGATTCCAGTAGCAGACGTACTTGGTTGCGTTGTAAAGGGCATGTCGCAGGTAGCGGGAGCCACGTTTTTCCATGTGAGCATAGCAGTTCGTGAGTTTTCCGGACTGGTATGTAGATGGAGAGCAGCCAGCGTAAGCAAGAATTTTGTCAGGAGAACTGAAATTGGAGAAATCCCCGATTTCTGCAAGGATCACAGCAGCGGAGTTTACTCCCATGCCGGGAATCGAGAGAATTGGTGGATTGAGCTCATCTATGATTTTCTGAATAGAATCTTCAATTTCGTCGATCTCGGAGGCAAGTTCTTGAATGAGTTTAATGGTATGCTTCAATTCCAAAGATTTGGCAGGCATGACAGAGCCAATAGAAGCTCTGGCTGCCTCTCGAATCTGGATGGCTTTCTCTTTTCCGTAGCGTCCTTTGGACGCTGTTGTAAGAAGGTTTGTCAGCTTGGTAAGATGGACTTCTGAAATTTGCTTTGCACCGGGATATTCGCTGAGAAGTGCGTAGATTGAAGTGCCATGGATAGACGAAACAAGCCCTTCCAATTCGGGAAACAGAATCGTAGCCAATCTGGACACCGATTGCTTTAGTTTAGCGCATTCCTGAACTTTATCAAATCGGTATCTTGTTAGTGACTTTAGCTCTTCGTTATGGTATGCTATATCCGTGTAGGACTTGAGGTCTACATCGGACAATAGCATAGTTGCAATCGTTCT